CACTATGGAACTTTTTTGGACAAATTTGCCTAGCACTAATTGGGTGGCTTCAGTATGGTTTTGGAATGTCGGCAACACTACAAAACAAAATAAATTGGAATCTAGTATTATGAAAGCAAAATCTGATGGATGTTCTGCTTATCTTGCACATGGTGCTATAAACAATGAAACCAGTAACTTAAATAAAATTATTGAAACTCAATTCTTTTTCACTGCCGGTGATGTGGATGAGTATGCTTATCAACTTTATGGAGTATCGGCATAATGTCTAAATTAGTTGCAAGAGATAATGAAATTGTAGAAATTGCTGATGAGGAATTTCAACCTATTAAAGATGTGCAAGATGCTTGGGCTGCCAATGTTGCGACTAGAAACATGGATATTCTTCGTGAAGAAAGAAACCGTAAACTTGCAGAAACAGATTGGTGGGTGTTACCAGACAGAACTGCAACTGATGAACAGACTGCATACCGTCAGGCACTTAGAGACATTACAGATACATATTCTTCATTAGATACTGTAGTATGGCCTACGAAACCCTAATAAATATAGTGAATAGAGGAAAGTAAATAATGCCATTCATAGGACAACAACCAGTAACAGGTGCATACCACAAGTTGGATTCGATTACAACTAGTGCAACTGCGACTTATAATCTACAGTTGAACGGTGGTGCATATTCGCCTGCTAGTGCGAACCATTTGCTGGTTTCACTCAATGGTGTTATTCAGGCTCCTCAAGATTCATTCACTGTATCGGGTTCAACGATTACATTCGCAAGTGCTTTGACAGCATCTGATAACATCGACTTTATCATGGCACTTGGTGATGTTCTCAGTGTTGGAACTCCAACTGATGGAAGTGTAAACACAAGTCAACTTGCAAACTCTGCTGTTACTGATGCAAAGATTGTTGGAATGTCATCATCAAAACTTACTGGTGCATTACCAGCGATTGATGGTTCTGCATTGACAGGTATTGCTAGTTCTGCCGGTGATGTTTATGTAGCAGCGTCACAATCATCAGATCAAACAATAACTAGGGCAGCAGATGTGCAACTAACAAATCTTACATCAAATGAAATTGATTCAGATAGTGCTTGGGATGGAAGTTCTTTTACAGTTCCTAGTGGTAAGGGTGGAATATATATTGCATTTCTTCAGGCAGCTGCTTATTTTGGAAATATTGGCAATGACGGTGAATATGCAGATTGTCGTTGGAGAAAGAACGGTGTTCCTATAGTGCCTAATACTAGAGGGATTAATATGGCAGCAGGCCATAGAAATATAGCAGAATTTGCAGTTCAAAATCTTAATCTCCTAGAGTTGTCTGCTGGAGATGTATTAACAGCATATGTGAATTTCGCAGACAGTGATGGTGGAAATGCTATTACCAATGCATCCAACACACATATTTGGATATTAAGGATAACATAATGGCAAGTTTAATTTCAAAAATTGAAGAATATATTGGTAGACAACTAAATTATGCTAGTCGTGAAGTTGTGGTTGTTATTGATTCTAATGGCGAAAGAATTGAAGAATGGAATATTGAAGGACATGATGAACCAACTTTAGAACAATTGGATGCACTAGAAGTAGATGCTAACTCTAGAGAAGATGGTTATAAATTAAATGCTCTTCGCACAGAAAGAAACGCTAAACTCGCAGAAACAGATTGGACACAGAGTAGAGATGTTACTCTAACAAACGATGCTGATTGGGCAACATACCGCCAGGCACTTAGAGATATTACAGATACATATTCTGATTTAGATAGTGTCGTATGGCCTACGAAACCAGAATAAATAAAAGAGATTAACAGGAAAGAAAACGCATGGCACTCTCAAAGATTCAAAATCCAATGTCGCCTCCTTCTACCGATGTATACACTGGTGAAATACTCTTAATAGCCGGTGGAGGCGGCGGCGGTGGTGATGGCGGTGGCGGCGGTGGTGGTGCCGGTGGTGTCATATCAAATAGAATTAGTATTATATCTGGCGAAACCTATACAATAAATGTTGGTGCTGGTGGTGACGGAAGAGTTGGTGGCACTGCCGACTATGCCGCAGATGGTGGCGACAGCACAGGGTTTAACTTCACTGCATTTGGTGGTGGAGCAGGAGCAATAAACGCAACAGGAAGTCCAGGCGTTCAAGGAAATGATGGTGGTTCTGGTGGTGCTGGTAAACAAGAAACAGCTGGTTCTCTTGGCGGCAGTGGAACTTTAGGACAGGGTAATGATGGCGGTGATGGATCAGTATCCCCTAGAACCTCTGGCGGTGGCGGTGGTGCCGGCGGCGCTGGTGGGAATGGCGGTTCAAATCCAGGCAATGGAGGAGCCGGAACAAATGAATTTTCAATCTGGGCGACTGCTACATCAACTGGCGTAAGTGGATACTATGCTGGAGGAGGAGGAGGCGGTTCAGAGGGTGTTGCGGCGACTGCTTCTGGTGGTTCAGGCGGTGGCGGTAATGGTGGAAACCAATCCAATGGAATAGATGCAGTTGCAAATACAGGTTCAGGCGGTGGTTCTGGAAGTAGAGGATCTGCAGGCACTGGCACATATGATGGAGGCAACGGTGCTGATGGATTAGTAATTATAAGATACCCAGCAACTTCTGCTACTGGTTCTGGTGGAACTGGTGTTGCTATCGGTGGTTATTATTATCATACATTTACCTCATCTGGAACTTTTACAGGATAGATTTATATGGCTTACTTTGCAAAAATAGAAAATAATATTGTAGTAAACATTATTGTTGCTCCAGAAGATCATATTAACAGTTTACCAGAGTCAGAGACATGGATTAAAACTTCTTCTGACTTGACATATAATAAAGCAAGAAGAGGTGATGTATACGAATCTTCTGCAAACGCATTTTATGCTCCACAACCATATGATAGCTGGACTTTAGATACAGAGACTTATCAGTGGGTATGTCCAGTTGATAAACCACAAGATGGCGATTATATCTGGGATGAAGAAACAACATCGTGGACAACCGAATAAATATAGTGAATAGAGGAAAATAAATAATGCCATTCATAGGACAACAACCGATTACAGGTGCTTATCACAAGTTGGATTCAATCACAACTTCGGCAACTGCTACCTATAACTTGCAGTTGAATGGTGGTGCGTATTCCCCAACTAGTGCTAATCACTTGCTGGTTTCACTCAATGGTGTTATGCAGGCTCCACAAGACTCATTCACAGTCAGCGGTTCACAGATTACTTTTGATTCTGCACTGACAAGTTCTGATAACATCGACTTCATTATGGCACTTGGTGATGTGTTGGATATTGGTGTTCCAAGTGATGGAGCAGTAAACACAAGTCAACTTGCAAATGATGCCGTGACAACTGCAAAGATTGCTACTGGTGCAGTTGATACAGATGAACTTTCTGCAAACGCAGTAACCGTTGCAAAGATGGCTTCAACACTAGACTTGAGTTCTAATACAGTTACACTAAACAAGGATGCTTCTGCACTCGTTCATCTTGCAACAATCAATGCATCTCCATCAGCGGCAACCTATGAGTGGACAATGGATTATGATGATTATTCTGAATTTGTTCTTCAGATTGAACAGATTACAGGTTCTTCAACATCTGGTAGTGAAAATCTTGATGTTAAGTTCAAAATGGATGGAGTTTTAGATGATGGTTTAGGAACTCCTTATAATGTAGATAATATAAACATTGGAAGTGGCGCTACGAGAAGTGCCAACAATACAGACAACATGGAATGGATGACAACAAATGATCCAAGCAAAGAATGGCGTGGAACTATTCATTGCGTAAATTTTGGAACAGATGGTAAACCTTTAATGACAGGTTGCCTTTCTGGAACAACTACTAATAACCTTGCATCATTCCAATCGTCAAACGATTTTGAGGGTAGTGGAAAGCAAGTTACTGCAATGCGTATTGCATTTACTGCCGGAAATGTTAATGTTGTTAAAATGAGAATTTATGGAGTTAAGAAGTAATGCCAGATCAAGTATATATTGAAGGACAAGGTTTAGTTGATTTAACTTCTGAAGAACAAGCACAACTTGACGCAAGACGAGCATCTGATGCTGCGTGGAGAACGGAAGACCTTCGTGCAGAAAGAAACAAGAGACTCGCAGAAACAGATTGGGAAATCACCAAACATAAAGAGTTGGGAACAAACATCCCTACTGCACTGAAAACATACAGACAAGCACTCAGAGATATTACAGATACCTACACATCATTGAATGATGTTGTTTGGCCGGAGAAACCATAATGGCATTGATTAAAGTAAATAACAGAGGACAATCTGCTGATTTTGGT